TGAATTTTCTAATCTCTCAGAAAGAGGCATGAAGGCAAGAGGTCGTAAGATTAAATTTTATAAAGCTCCAACAAATTGGGTAGAAAAAAATATATCTTATGTAAACTATTTTGCATTCTTAAGTAATCCAAAGCAACCAACTTCAAAACTATTTGAGGTTGCAGAATTAAACAATGTCGAAGTGGGAATCTTCAGACACTAAAGGGGAGCAGTATGTTAGTACAAGATCTTAATATGATGGAAAAAATTGTTGCCAACAACCGTGAATTAAAATGGGATGGTTGGGATGTTCTAGAACTTAAAAAGACAAACATTGCTAGAACAGATGTTAACGGTGTGAGAATTAATAATCAGTGGTTCATAAAGACTGCTTTTGTTCCTAATCGTATGGGGTGGGAGATTCCAAGTAAGTACAAGGTGTAGGCATGAAGCAGCATTTATGGAAAGACGATGCTCCATGTCGTGATTTTGATACAAATTTATTTTTTGAAGAGTACGAAGATAATGTAAGTAATAGATTAAAGATTGATGGAGTATGTACAGCATGTCCAATGACTAAGCAATGCTTTGCTGTGGGCATTTCAGGTAAGGAGTGGGGTGTCTGGGGTGGTGTATACTTAGAAAATGGAGAAATTTCAAGAGAGTTTAATAATCATAAATCAAAACATGATTGGGCAGACATGTGGCAGAAAATGACAACGGATTAAAAAATGTATACAAATGAAATGCGTAGAGCCTTTCATCAAGTTACACCTCCAAAAGGATTTAAAGTAGACTTGATTGACAACGAACACTTCCTAACAATAAAGTTAGATGAAAGAAAGTTTGTTAATTTAGTGCATGATGAAAAGATTGCTGCATTACAATATGTGGTTCAATTAAAACACGCTCTAGAACTAGAGGGTGCAATTGTTTTAGTGACTAGGGAAGCTTTAAAATGAAAATTGCGATTGTTATACTAAGTATCTTATCTGTTTCTTTTGCTGTTGCATATACTGCAACACTAAGTGCTTTGATAAAAGCAAATAATATATTAACAAAAACTATTATTGATAAGTTTATTCTACAAGAGTACATTGACACTGTTCAATCTGGCAAAGATATAAAAACTGATGAAGAAATTCATCAAGAAAGTTTTTTAAATTTTATTTCTGAATCAAGAGATTGGGCATTTGAGTATATAGAAAATGTTCAGTCTGCTTTAAATAAGTTTGTTGCTGAGGTTGATCCATCTATTGAATATTTTGAAAAATATGGTGATGTAGTTGCAGGACCAAACAACGAACTATTAAAGAAAATTTCTGTTTCATATAAAGAATTAAAGAATGTGTTACCAAAGGATCAAGATGTTTAAGCTAAAAGATCCAAGAAAACTAACTCTTTCTGCATTTCAAATTTGTGAAGAAGAAAAATGTAAAGAAGAATCTACTAAGATTTGGACTAACAGTGAAATCAGAATACTAGATCTTTGTGATAAACATTATAATGAATTAGAATCGGAGAAGATTTAAATGAAAGATGTTCTACTATCAACACTAACAGGTTTTGGATGCGGGATCGTGTTTGCTGCATTCAAATTGCCAGTACCAGCACCACCAGTTTTTGCGGGAGTCGCAGGAATTATTGGTCTATGGATTGGCTTCACAATACTAACACGAGTTATATCCTAGGAGGAATAATGAATACAACACAACTAAAGGCACTGCTTGCCTCATACGGAAGATCAGTCCTGGCATCAGGCCTTGCCCTATATATGGCAGGAGTTACAGATCCAAAGGATCTATGGACTGCTCTAGTGGCAGCACTAGCGCCAGTGGCAATCAGAGCAATTAATCCAAACGACAAGGCTTTTGGTGTACTGCCAGATGCTAAGGCCGTAGAAGAGGCTTTAAAGGCTGCTAAGGCACCTGCAAAGCGAGTTGCTAAGAAGGCAGCAGCTCCAAAGAAGTAGTCTCTACTTACAGATCAGCCAGTCTAGAGATGGGCTGGCTTTTTTGTTACCCGTTTATTATTTCTAGGTATTTATCTTTAAGGTTTTCAACAGAGAAATGACTAAACCCTAAATCAATAGCCTGTTGTTTACTATCTGTCTTATTAGAGTTATCAACATAATCATCAATAAGACTAGCAAACTTATCAAGGTTTGGAGTATATATGTCCACCATTGATTTGGTTTGGAATGACCCTATTTTTTCTGAGGGGATAAGCCATTGACTTGGAAGAATGATGTTATTAGGAGATATATCTGTCATAAATACAGGTAGTCCACTAATCAATGCTTCATTCATTGGCAAGCATAATCCAGCATATCTTCTTGGTAATATCATAGCATCATAGCCAGAGTAAAGGTCTTGTCTGTTCTTAATGTTATCAGTATCAATAGTTATTCTTGAGTCTTTGGCCTTAATTTTTAGATCTGTTTGTGTTTTAATTACTAACTCAAAATCAGCTTTAGATTTTGTCATCATTTCTAATATAGACTCTGTACCATTTCTGTCTTTGGCAGCTTTCTTTCCACCAATATGAAGAATTCTATTGTGGGTTTTAGATAAGTTATTTGCTCTAGCCTCATCAAATATTGATGTCGTTGTTGGTGGTGGCAAATGAATTACTTTGGTTTTATCTCCAAACATCTTTTGGACTATTTCAATGTTCCATAGACTTGGTGATAATAAAACATCTGGAAGTGTTAGGCTTGGATTATTCATATGACCAAAGAGTTCATAGTTGTACTGCAATATTGTTTTTACATTATGCTTCTTAGCTAAGTCTATGAAGTTAGGACTATAAAATGTTTCACAGCTTAATACTACATCAATGTCCTGTAAGAATCTAAGATATTCTTTTGTTGTTGGCATTCCTACAGATGTTTTTCTATAGTTATATCCTTCATACCATTCTGGATGTTGTTGATTCCCGTTAAAATGTGATGAATCAATTAGTAGTATCTTGTCTGGGTTAAGCATGTTAACAAGTTCTCTTGTTTGATTGCCTAGTCCAGTGTTGTCTGATCTTGCAATGATTCCTAGTCTCATTTTTTATATCCCCAAACATCATCATCGCTTGTAAACTTTCTTGTTCCCTGTCTTCCATCTAAATGATAGGATCTTTTTATATTTCCTTCAGGGTGGTAAATCCAAAGTTTATGTTTATTCCATCCATCTATACTAAATTTATCGTATGGGAGAATATCGTCTTGAATTATTCCATGTGTGTCATCTTCAATAAAAGTTTTTTCTTTGAGTGGAGGAAGGATAACATTTTTATAATAAGAGACCCTAGTCAGGTGTGGCCTTTGACTCCATTGTGCAGTTTTCATAAACCCATCTTCTAAACCAAACATCAAATGTTTATGAGGTTCAGGAATTAAAGCTTCAAAATGAAAACGAATTGTATTTGCTTTTTCATATTCAATAAAATCAAGACACTTATTCCAGTCAATTACTTCATCTGTTACTAAAGGTGCATCACCTTCTACATACAGAAGCAAAGAAGTTTGTATCAGATCAATAGTTTTACGCATCATTGTAGTTTGATGGCTATGCTTATCAAAAATTATTGGTAATACATTTTTATATTCATGTAAACATTTCCAAAGAATTCTATTCTTATACTCATCATAGTCTGCTTTTCTATGCTGTTGTTCCCTGCGTAATCCATCAATCTGCATAATTATTTCGTTATCTGGAAAGTGATGTCTAATAGATTTAATAGTTTCATCAATCATTTCTGTGCTCGGATGATCTGGGATAATTGATGTTGCAAGAATAATAGTTACATCATTTTTATGCATTGATTTGCTCCATAATTTTGATAGATAGATCTCTTTTATATTTTATCCACCAAGTAACAACCTGATGCATATTTTGTGGGTACTGACTTAGCATACCAGGAAGCATATTCTTTATGTCTGCCCAATTAGAAACGCTATCAAATGGCATTGTTTTTCCAAATATAGACTTATAGAATTCTGTATAGTTTCCTGTTGAATCTATATTATCTGATATTGGTAGACATAGTAATTCTATTGCTTCAAATAACCTAAAAGAATCTATAACTACTGCGCCACTTGGGGCAGGGGCTATTCTAGTTTTAGACAAAGACTTATAGTATTCTGATGGGGTCTCTCCCTGTGCAAAGCCTGATGTTGGTTTAAAAACAGAATTTGGTATTTTTTGAATTGCTTCTGCTAATTGACTTCTTCTTTGATGAGTAATCTGCCCAGCAAAAAATAAATCATATTCTTTTTCTGGATATGGTGGAAGATTTTTAGATAAATGCTGTGGAACACCTACTGGTAGCTTGTTATATTTTTCATGTTTTACATGTGGGTACTGTATCCATACCTCAATATTGGGATGAACAATCTTTTCTATGTCAAACTTACCTTCTTCATCACCAGTAATAAACAAAACCACCCTTGATAGATTAGATAACTCTTTAGAGATATGCTCTTCATGTCCAATATTTTGTGGTCCAGGAATAACTACAAAAGCTTTATCTTCGTTAGGAATAGAAGACACTTTAACTTGTTTTATATTATTTTTATCAAATACTTCTTTTAGAATGCCGTAGTCCCATTTGTCAGAAGCACAATCTTTTTTGTCAAAAGAATAAAGATAACATTTAGATTGATTCATAGTATAAGTGAACCTCATGCTGATAGTCTAAAATTATTTCAGTATAACCTAATCCCTTAATCCATTGTCTAAGATTATATAAAGATTCATTCCATTGCTGTAACATAAACTCAGGGTGTCCAGATAGCCAAATCTTTGGTTTGTGCTCTCTAAGGACCTTCTCAGCCCCTCCTAGAACCCTCCACTCACTGCCTTCTACGTCCAATGAAATGGCGGTAGGTGGCTTAATTCCGTGATCATATACACAAGAATCTATAGTAATCTGACCATAGGATTCTCCTTCAAGGTATAGTTCTTTAAATCCGTGGGCTGCTTCAATTACGTTGTTAGCTTCTGGTGGCCATTCATTATAATATATTCTTGAAAGATTGTTTATCTTATCAGATGCAAATCCAGGAATACAAACTATTGGAAGATCTAAATTGTTTGCACTCCAAAGCAATGGAAAGTGTGACCAGACTTTAGGGTTTGGTTCAAATACAACTACTTCCGCACCCCACATTTGACATAGTGCAGCAAACTCGCCTTCTTCTGCACCAACATAGTACATAACATCTCCAGAAGAAATATTTTCAGACATGTGTCTTAGTCTTGGTTTTTCCCAACCTTTAGGTTCGTACCATTCAGGGCGAGCAGCACGATGATCTGGCAAAGTAATCTCAAACTCACCATTAACTATTACTTTTTTCATCTCTGTCATTTCTGCAACCAGTCTATTAATGATACTTTTGGTGTCCATCCAGTTAAACCTTTAAACTTTTCATTAGACGCAAGAGTTTCTTGCACCTCACCAATTCTTGACGGGATAAACTTAACATCATTTGAAATCATATTAGCAATATCAATTATAGAATAGTTACTTCCATACCCAATGTTATATACCTCACCGAAGCCCTGACTTGCTTCAGATGCAAGAATGTTTGCTTCTACTACATCAGATATATGTGTAAAGTCTCTGCGCTGAGAACCATCTCCAACAACTGTCAAAGCTTTTCCTTCATGGTACTGCTTTAAGAATAACCCTATTACTGGTGCATACTGGCCTTTAAGTGGCTGTCTATCTCCATAAACATTGAAGTATCTAAGTGATATAGTCTCAAGACCATAAAGATTATAGTAAACTCTTGCAAGGTTTTCACCAAATACTTTTGCCGCAGAGTATGGTGTCAGTGGGTCGGATGGTTGTGTTTCTATGTTTGGAAGTATTGCTTTCTTGCCATAGGCAGAGGATGTACTAGAATAAACAAACTTTTTTACTTTTGCTAATCGAGATAGTTCTAACACATTAGCAGTTCCTACTGCGTTAGACTCAATAGATTTTTTAGGGTTTAGGATTGCTGGTTGAATTCTTGCATCAGATGCAATATGAAATACATAGTCAATTCCATTAAATAAATGTTCTATCTTATTATAATCACAGATATCATATTTATAATTATTTGCTTTTAAGTTCCAGTAAAAT